GTATTTGGAGAAGCCTTGCGTATGGATGACGTCAAGCTCGTACTTAAGCCTGTCTATGTATTCCTGCGATGTCAGTCCTTTTGACTTTAGTCCTTCAATAGACATTGAGGTGAGAGCGTTGTTTGCCGTCTGCCCCTCGGGAACAACGAAGTCTGGCAGTTGGACTGTTGTATCTACCTCGAAGTCCTCTACTTGCTCGTGTGCAATCCAGTGCGTTAGGGATATTGAATCTCGCACCAAGTCGTCGTCATATTCCACTCCACACTCGGCAGAATACTTCTTGTACGACTCCCACATCTGTTCTCCGTTTTTAGGATAGAGTTCGTATCCGATTGCGTCAACAGACTCTGGCATCTTCATGTCGTCTTCTGTCATCCACGATGGAGTCCCGCGAGAGAGCCAGCCGAGGCGTTTGTACATCTCTCTGTCTCGCCAAGCGTCTTGCGTTGGGTAATGAGAGTCTGCCGTGGAGATGACTCTTATGCCGATTTCTTTCGATGCTCGTATCACCATCTTATTGACGATGTGCTGCTCTGGGACGCTGTTCCACTGGAGTTCTCCATAGAACCTGTCTCCGAATATATCAGAGAATATCTTTAACTTAGCGAGAGCGTTCTGATAAATCTCTTCTTCATTCAGTCCAGCATCTCTGCCGCTATACATCTCTCTTCCGACGATTCCGCCAAGGCAGGCAGTGGCGCAGATTACGCCTTCGTTGTATTTGCGTAGGAGATTGAAGTCAACTCTTGGGCGGCGATAGAAGTGCTTCTCATCGTGCGATTCTGAAACGATACTATAGATGTTGTTTAGCCCAACTTGACTCTGTGCAAAGAGAATGAGGTGAGCGTATCTGGGCAGTGTCGTGCTGCTCTCTCTTGAAGAGCCGTCTGTCTCGGCAACAGTTGTAGATTCTCTCTTCTTGAGTGCTCTCGCTGCTTTCTTATCCTGCTTTATCTCTTCGTAGATTTCTCGCCACTCTACTACATCTGGGATAAAGTATGCCTCAACTCCGAGGATTGCTTTGAATTCTTTTCCCTCGTCTCGCATCTTTTTAGCGTTGAGGATGGCGTATGATAAACCAGCGCAAGTGCCGTGATCAGTTAGAGCAAGAGCGTTCATTCCGTTTCCATATGCATACTCTTGATGCTCTTGTGGATAGCCGAATCCGTCGTTCAGGCTGAATGTGCTATGAGCGTGTAGCCCTACAAATGGTAAATCAGTGTTTTTCACTTAATACTCTCCCTTATTTATTGTCTATACAATGTAACATGAAACCCAGCCCCTGTCAAGGGACTGGGCTCACTTTTTTTACAGATTATCAATCATGGTGTCAATTTCGGCAAGAATGGCTGTTCTTGCGTCGTTTGGCAATTCCAACACCTCTGTTATTCGCCAGCGTAGGCGTCCAAGCGCTTTGCCTGTCGTATTTGAGGCAGTAGAAGTTAGGTTTTCCAGTCGGGTTTCCAACTCTGCCACCGTTGCTTCTAAATCACTCTTCGTTGTCGTTGTTCTCGTCGTTCTCATCATCTACTCCTAATCCATGCCATACATGGTGCTTCATTGCCCCGTTTGTTGGGCGTTTTGTTGTTCTCGATCTTTGACTGAAATATCTGGTATATCCATACCAAGTTGTTATGTCGTAATACCAACTCGCTTCTAACAACTTGGCACCCTCTATTATAACAGGTTCTAGAACTTTGTCAAGTGAAAAATGCCTTGCGCTCCATCTTTCTTCAACTGGGTATGATTTTTCCCAGTCTTCCTTATCACTTGTTAGTTCCTCGTATGTCAGTCCTGGTAGGTATTTACCTGTTCCTGCTCTTATTACTTTTCTACACTCCACCAAGTCTTTTCCACTGATAGAAAAACTGAGATGTTCTCCGTCTTTTGCTGTCTTTCCGTCGTGGGATAGAAACCAGTTGGTTCCCTTCTTTCTTATGTCTTGTCTCGCCTTCTTTATCTTACTGAATGAGTTGTGGACGCCGAGAGGGAAGGATACAAAGTATTTCTCTGGCGTAACCCATTTGGACATCTCCCGACTTGTTTCCCACGATGTTACAGCCCCATGAACAATGCTCCAAGCGTAGCAGTCTATTCTTCCGATGTCTTTTGCTGCGATAGGTACATAGTATATTGGTATTATTTTCTGGGAGTTCTGTGGGATTGGATCATATCTTCTGGCGTATCCGTATGTCAATGGATCGTGGACACCTTCACCCACCCTGTCTCGTATTAACGGACTGATGTCTGGATTGCAAACTATCCAAATTGTGTGGCATCCTGCTGTAGCGCATTCTCTTACTGACCTCTCTATGGCAGTATAGTTCTCTCCAACAGGCATTAGTGCATTGTCCCACTGAAATCCAAAGTCAGACTGGTGCCCAGCGACAGGTATGATGCCTGCCATGTGGTATACATTTCCTAATCGCTGTGCTGGATCTTTCTCCCTATCCAGCATTCCTTCGTCTACTGTATCCATCTGCTGAACTCGCTCAATAACTTGAATGGATATGTATCCATCGTTGTGGTGTGTTTTTCCATTATAGCAGATGGCGTGTCGTATGAAAAGGACATTTTTTCAGTATCTTCATATTTTACCATCGGGTTTGGTATTATTTCTCTCAATATGTGTTCTACTTTTGGAGAGACATATTTGAATCGTGGGAGGTGGGATTTCTCTGGACTCCAGTTAGGGTTTTTGCCGTTTTTGAATCCCTTGATCCCTGAACTCTTCATAACCTTCTCAACCTTGAATTTGGCATATGTCTCGGAACACTCATATGCATAGCGGGCGTCCTTTAGAGATATGTTTGATACTGCCACTAGATCTCTATCGGCTGACTTGGCATAGTTCCTAATAGGTGCGTGAAAGAATATTTCTTCTATAAAGCCCTCTCCTGTAGAGATGTAGTCAAAGTCGTGTCTTGTTCCTTGGTTGACATTGAACCAGTCAAGCACCTTTACGATGTCGTCGTCGCTTTCGTTTGTTACTGGAAGTCCGTGAACTTCTGTGTCATCAAAAATGATGAGTTTACTGTATTCGACTTCAAATGCCTTATTTCCTGTGGTTATTACTCTCAAAATGTCGTCTTCTATTCGTATTCCCTTGCAAATGCTGCAAAATGGAGTTAGTCCAGATAGAGATAATGCGGGGAGTATTCTGTCAGTGAGGTGGTGTTTTGGAGTGCCTACTATCTTGGGCTTTCCGTCTATTGTTCGCAGTTCATAGTCGTGCGATTCGATGCCGAATGCGCCTAAGTCCGTACCTGCCTCGTGGAAGTCGAAGGGGTGTGTTTCCACCCCCTTGGCAAAAATAAGAGGAGTATTCGTTAAGAGAGAATACAGAACGGAACTGTGAGTCGCTCCTATAGCTATTTTGTCGTATTTTAGCAAGCAGGGACTTCTATTGGTTTTTTAGCATTCTCCTTTTCTACTTCTTCTGAAACATCTGGGTGTTTTTCTATGGGAGTTTGCCTGTAAGTGTCTTTTTCTGAATAAGAAGATGTGAGAGTAGAAGTTATGATTGTTTTCACGTATTCTCCGTAGTGGTGAGCCATTAAGTGTTGTCCTCTATTTGTGCTATTACATAGTTTTCCAGTATCATGTAACTTGTTTCGCCGTTGTGCTCGATTGCTTCTATCATTCCCCTGTCTACGAGGATGTCGGAGTTGTTATTGATATCAACCGATACATCTGGTGAAATAGCGTCTACTCTTGCAGCGCAATATTTGCTTGTTGCTTCAGTATAGTCCTCTGGGAGCAGTATTCCAACTTGTTGTCGTTGTCGCGCGTTTTGGATAAAATCTGGTGTTATTAGAATGTGTCTATTTCTCGGTTTTAGCATTATGTTGTCCTATTTGGTTGTGATTGGTTATATTTCGCAAGAATCTCCATCACAGAACTTGGTTCCCGATGCTTCTTCCTGTGTGTCTACTTTTTGAATTGGAGTTATTCCTGCCATCATCTCATTGTACTGCTCTTCGTTTATTGGTTCGTATGGAGCCTGAACATATCCCGTCTCGTGGTATTTCAAAAAGGAGACTGCTTTTAGGCGTGTTTCGTACATTTCTAGCGCAGTTTTAATATCGTTTGCCTCTTCTTCTTTGAAAGTTACGGTTACGGAGACGCTATTATCTGCCCAATAGTTTTGATAGGCTGCGGCGATTTCAAGCTGTTCCCACATGGAAGCATCCTTCTTTCCTTTGATGAAATATGGCTCGTGAACTGGGAAAGACGCAACCATTGTGTTTGGCGAGTATGCGTCTTTTTCAACATCGTATCCAGCTTCAATAATAGCCATCAATATGCTACTTCCTTCAGAGAATCGGATTCTCCGAATGTAGAATTCTGCCTCTGGATAATGAATGCCTGGAGTTGAGCCATTTAGGAGAGAAACGCTTCCAGATGGTTTGATTGATGTAGTTCTCACTGATCGTGGGATACATAGCCAGTCTGAATATTCTTTATCAAGCTCCTGAACGTAGTCATAGGCTTCGTCGCACCATTTAAGCATCTCTCGACGTCCGTGCTTGCCAAACGCTTGAATCACTCCTGATTGAGATAGCCCAATGCGCCTGTTTTTAAGCATTATCGCGTTAGTCTCTGCCCAGTGAGTGTTTGAGAGAGTAACTGTCTTTGCGTAGAGATATGCTATTTTCAAAGTTCTCAGATAGTCTTCGTAAGTGTCGTGTTTTGCTGGGAAAGTCTCAGTCAAGCAGCATAGCTCTGCGTCTTCAAGTTGCTGTTCCACACAAGGATTGAATCCCATTACTTTCGTGTCGTCATCTCTGTCGTCGTCCTTGAATCTGCCCTTTGTTCTTGCGTTCTCAAGCCAGATATATCCTGGTTCTCCATTCTTCTGGCTTTGCTTGGCGTGCCAAGTGTAGTCCATTCCTACTTGAGCGCTGAATGAGTTGTTTGAGCCCCAACGGTGGTGTAAGAGCTTTTCTTCATCGTCCTTCATCGTCAAGTAATCCATGTCGTCATGGCTTCCCAAAGCAAGGGCTGCGGAGCGTCTTACATTTCCAGAGACAACGCAGCGTCCAATGAGGTTTTCAATATCAACGATATCCACAGATGTGAGCAGATCTCCCTCTCTCGAAGATAGGAGATTAGTGAGGCTGTCGTGAAGTTCTATTAGAGGATCAGCGCCTGCTGATGTTCCGCCGAAACCCTTTATCGGTTGTCCTGCTGGGCGTATCAAAGAATAGTCAAATTTTGGCACTTGGGCTCCAAGCAGAAATCCGTCAAGGAGTAGTTTTACTGAGTTTACCCAGCCTTCCCTGCTGTCGCTGATTACATGGATGTCTTCTTCATACTTTGGACTGCGGACGGTTAAAGTTTCTGCTCCGAGAGTGTCGAATCCAACTCCGATACCTACCATCAGTGCGTCCATCATCCAAGCGAAAATGTATCCTCCCTTGGTTGACAATTCTCGGGTTGAGCGGAAGGCGCAGTTGAATAGCCCTGCCGCTGTTCGTTCTTCAACGAACTTAGTGCCCATCATCCAGAGCCCTCTTCCAGGCGGTGTCCACTTTAGGTGAAACAATCTGTCGTAGGCGTCTTTTGCTGTTTTTTGAGATTTGCTGTCGCTCCATTCTAGCCCAAGGCGAGTGACATGACTCTTCTGCATGTCAAACATTCCCTCAATAACTCGTCGGCATGTTTGAAACCACTCTTCGTTACCCGTTGCTGATGGATCTCGCTCATTTAGTAGGCGAGAGTATGTTCGTTTATACGTGACATAGCCTACTGGACCCCAGTTTACCTCCTTGTCTTCATATTGCTGAATGAATTTGTCAGAAAGTCTGAACTTCCTGTAGTTGTGATTGTTCATTTTTTATTTCCTTCTCTGAATGCCTTGTATCTTTCTTTTAGATTTTCTGATTGCTTTTTGGCAGTAAGTGCCTGTATCTCTCCGATGGTTTCCCCGTTTGGAGGAAATACTTCCATTTTCGCTCTCGCCAAGTCAATTTTTGCTGGTAAAATAACTCCGTCCTCTCCAAATCTGTTCTTGGCGATGAAGAAACGTCCTGTTCCATTTTGCCTATCATCAATTGTCCTCGATATAGTAAATATCAAGTCGGCGACAAAACATTTGTTGAATGCCTCTGAAATTGCTTCCATCGTGATGATTTCTGCATTTAATCCGCCCCTGTTTGTCTGAGAAACTGTGTATATCGGGCACTCGTATGTCTGCGCAATACCTCTAACCTCTTCGTATATGTTCTCCAAGTCGTGCCTCTTCTCTCTTGTCTCTCGTACTGGGCGGAGCAAATCTGCGTAGTCCAAGAGTATCATTCCTATGTCTTCTCCTCTTTTTCTCAATGATTCCAAGTGATTTGTTATGGTTTTGGTTGATGCAGATTTTGTTGGATATTCCTTTACTATAAGCTTACCTGGAATGTCCTGAATACTGTCGTAAATCATCTCTTTGAACTGCCTGTGTTCTCCGAGGTGAACTCCTGTTAAGCAACTGTCGTATCTGGTTGCTATAACCGTGTCTGAGAGTTCCAAAGTGTAGTGAACGACGGTTTTGCCTGCTTTGAGAGCTTGTGCGCCGAGGTGGACTAAGGCGAATGACTTTCCAGCGCCTGTTGATGCAATGCCAACTCCAAGTTCCCCTTTACCCAAGCCTCCTTGTGTTATTTCGTCAATCGGTGCCCATCCAGTGCTTATTGAGTTTCGAGTTTTAAGTTCGAATCTCTTCTCAAAGTCTGCTATATAATCGTATCCGAAGTTGTTTTCTGCGCCGAGTATGATGGCGTCGTTGATTATCTTGGATATTTCGTCGAATGATGATGTTTTTAGTAGCGAGACTGATTCTATCATTGCTTTTTTCAGAGTTTGCTTTCTGCAAAAGTCGAGAGCGATGCTCTTTACGTACTCTGAATCTTCCGTTTGGGTGCTATGAATTCTTGCGAAGAAATCTCTTGTCTGCTTTTGAACTGGTTCTGGCTCATCTGATATTTCGGTTCTAAGAACAGTAGTCATTATCTTTTCTGACGGATGGACGCTGTATTTGTCCCTATAGTCGAATACCCTGTCTACGAAGACTTGCAAATACTTTAGTTCGAAATATTCAGTTTCTAGAACCTCTTGTATCCTATCTGCGAACGATCTGTCCTCAAGGATGAGAGATGCGAGAGATTCTTGGAACGATTTGCCATAGTGACTGAAATCGGCTTGTTTTTGTGGGTTCAATATGCACCATTTTTTTATAAGAAGAAGATACTATAATATAACACACATCAGTGTATTCGTCAAAGTATTTCTGAAAGTTTTTATCGGTATTCGGCTATTCTATTAGCTCTACAAACGGAGTGCCTTGCAGATTAATTGCTATTCTGTATTTGTTGCCGTTCTGAGTAGACATGATAATCTGATCTACTCTGCCGTCTGCCAGCATAGCCAATCTATCAGCGGCGGCGGAGCCAGAGAGTGTCGAGTCTGCTGCTTGGTATGCTGCCTCTATCTCCGCTCTAATCTTGTTAACATAACGGGCTGTAAATCTCTTTCCGCCTGCGCCTTTGGAACCCATTATCCAACTCCCGATGAGCCGCTCCAGTTATCCTGAAGCCTGTCTGCTGGGATTCCTGTTAGTCCTGCTGAGATTGATGCCGTTGCAGCAGTGGCGCTGGCTGCCAGAAGGTAAACGCGAGTAACCTTGAAATCTGCCTCGTATTCCTCTTCGTTCAATAGAGTAATATAATTGTTGCCCTTGACGCCAAGTGCTGAAAATCCAAGTTTCATTGGAGCATCTGTCCCCAGTGCGTCTGCCGTGTTCTTCACGATGACGAACTTAGTAACCCTATCGAATGAAACCTCCACAGGGTTTGAAGTTGAGCTTACATCTATCGATGCGCTTGCATACGGTATTGAACTAACTTGGAACGAACCGACATTGTGTAATCCAACTTGATATGAGTTTGATTGCCAACCCATTATTTCTCCTGTTTATTTTTCTTTGATTTTATTTTAGCTTTGATTTCTTTCTTCTTCTCTTCTTTCTCTACTTTCGACTCTGAGAGCATGGAATTTATATCTTCCACTGGAATCTTAGCTCCTGCTTTAAAGCTTATTTTTACCTTCTCATCGTCCAATAGCATGTGTTCCTCTATCAATTCCATAACCATGCCTATCTGCTGTCGATATTCTTCCACATCTTCAATATATCGATTAAGACTGGATAAGGCTTTTTGCGGATCATCTCCCAATATCGCTTGACTTGTCTCCATAACTTCCGTCTTTCCAGATTTCTCGAAATTTCCTACTGATACCAACAGCATGTTTTGGATTATCCTCTTCAAATCTAACTTTCTAACATTGAGTGTTATTTTTCTCATTTCATTCATTATAGTATACCTTACTTTGGAGTGTATTGTAAATAGTTTCTCAAAAAGAGAAGGGAGGGTGAATTTCTCCACCCTCCCCAGATTGTCTAAAAATAGTAAACTATTTGTTGAAAACCTTTACGTTTTGTATTTCTACTCTACGTCTACAGACATTGTTACATCAGAACCACTGATTGAGAAAGATACACGAGGTTTGCCCGAGCCCCAACCCAATTTGTAAACTCCAGCAGAGTTTTCAACGTGGAATCCGCCAGCTTTGTCCAGGCGAGTGTTTTCTTCGGTTTCGTTACCTTCAATAGCAGTTTCTAAATCCTGTAGTGCTACCTTTAAGACTCGGTTGTCTTGGATTGATTGACCTGTGAATGTACCAAAGTTAACAGCATCTTTAGCAACGCCACTTAGAGTAGCAAAGTTATCGATGTGAACTTCGTTTGCAGCGATTGCAGCATCAGCGTCAGATTCATTTCCATCAACATCAGCTTGAACAGCTTCAACCTTAGTCTCTAGAGATTGCAATGCAACCTTTATAGCTACGTTGTCAGCAATGGTGGCACCTGAGAATGTTCCAAGGTGAGCAGAATCTTTAGCCATACCACTCAAAGTAGCCAAGTTATCAACGTGAACTTCGTTTGCAGCAACCATGTTTGTGATTGTAGTGTGGAAACTAGCGTCATCGTTGAGAGCAGCAGCCAACTCGTTAAGAGTGTTAAGAGCGCCTGGAGCAGAATCAACTAAGTCAGCGATTGCAGCAGTAGCAAATGCCTGAGCGTCAGCTTGAGCCTTAGCAACAGAACCTGCGCTACCTGCGCCAGCTTCAAGAACGTCAAGACGTCCGTCCAAACCACCTGAAAGGGCGGAGAGGTTAGTTGTTAGAGTGCTTTCAGCGTTGTCTGAAGCGAGTTCGTTAGCGTCAACATCAGCTTGAAGAGCAATGATGAAGTCCTCAATTTTACCGAGAGTGTTGTATGCTGTAGCTGAATCACCTCTGAGGGCAGCGTCGTTAGCAATAATAACATCTTCGATCTTGCCGAGAGTGTTGTATGCTGAAGCAGCATCGCCTCTAAGGGCAGGAGAGATAGCTTCGAGAGCAGTTTCTACTTCCTGTAGTGCTACCTTCACGCTTCTGTCGTCAGCAATGGTGCCACCTGAGAATGTTCCAAGGTGAGAGCCTCCACTGACACCGATTACGGCATCAGAGACAACTTCGTTTGCGTTTACGTCAGCTTGAACAGCAGCGATTGAGTTTGTGACTGTAGTGCCGAAGTTAGCATCGTCGCCCATCGCAGCAGCCAACTCGTTGAGTGTATCAAGGGCGCCTGGAGCAGAATCAACTAAGTCTGCAACAGCCTTAGTGATAGAGCCGTTACCAGAACCTTCGATTACGTTGAGACGTGCGACGACTGCGGCGTCGTTAGCGATAACGATATCTTCGATCTTTCCGAGAGTGTCGTATGAACCAGCGGCATCACCTTTGAGCGCAGCAACGTCTGCGGTAGCGTTGTCGTCAAGTTTGATGAGCATTTGGTTTAGTGTAAGTCCTGTTGAACCTGAAATTGCGGCAACTTTCATCTCTCCTGCGAGAGATCCAGATGCGGCAATATTTCTTCCCATGACAACATGGGTTGGATTTATAGCCATAATATAATATTTCCTTTTTGTTTATATTGTGTTAAGCGGATAAAGGTATGCACCTAAAGACATGATGCCGAAACAACGTGTCAATAAATGATCTCCATCCGATGATATATAGGAATCATCTTTCATAAAGTCAGTTTTTATTTTGACTATTTTTAGAGGACTCGTTTGCGCCCTATTCTCGCACTTATTTTAGCGAATGGAGGCTATCGTATGCCTCTCTTTTTGCGTTAGAAAGTTTCTCCAAATAGTCGTTTCTGCGGAGGACTTTGAACGCTAAGTTTTCAACTGAATAAGCACCTACCGTCTCCAAGCCAGTCTTTCTCATCTTTCGTATTTTCATTTTGAGTTTTTGAGCGTAGAGTTCTGCTTCTTCGTATTTCTTTTCGTCGATAAGCTTAGTCACCCTATCTATCTGATCCATTAGAGACGCTGCTTTCTTCTTTACGTTGTCTCTGTCAAAATTTGATCTCTCTGGTGTTGGAAACTTTATCCACTCGTTGTTCAATACTGAATAGAGTCCTTGTGCCTCGTGTGGATCGTTTATGTCCTGAACATAGACTTCTACCTCGTATCCCTTTATGAGGATGTCGTGTAGTCGGTTCCATACTGATTTCATAGCATTGAAGTATTCTCGGACAAGTTCTGTCTTGTCGTCAACATCGGAGAAGTCAACGAGGATGTGTAAATCGACATCGGAGAACTTTGAGTAGTTTAGGGCAGCAAGAGAACCTGTGAAGGTGATGTCTGAGAACTGAGCGTCTCCAACTTCCAAGGAGTCGTAGAAGTCTTGCGCTATAGCGAGGAGCTTCTCTCTTATCTCGGGATCAAGCCTGTCCTCTGGTTGGTTCCAGAAGTCTTTGTTTATCTCATCATGTACTTCAAAGCTGGATACATCGATACTCTCGGGATCGACGTCTTCTGCGATAGAGCGGAGTCCACTTACAAGCATTTCAGAATTTGGGATGCTCGCAGTGGATTCACCGAACATACTCGCCCATTTAGCAAATTGTTTCATGTTATAAATAGTTCCTATAGTCTGTAAAACTCAAAGTTTCCGTCATTGAGCGAATAATACACTCTCCTCACTCCTACGTGCCTTAGTGCCGCTTCGCACATATCACAAGGCTTGGAAAGAAGCAGGTTTCCTGACCTTCCCACTCTGACTACATATACATCTGCTCCACGAGTGACTGAGCGATCTAATCCGAGTATGCATCCGAGTTCTGCATGGTGCGTGGCATCGCCTCTGTCTCGTCTTCTGAACCTTTCTCCGAACCTTGCGTATGCGTTCTTATTGTGAGAGGCGTTGAGAACTACATTTCCTCTTACGAGAATAGCTCCGTGCCTGTATCCGTTTTGTGCTGCATTTTCTGCCACTCTTGTAGCTAATTCAAAGAAGCGCTTCTTCCTTTTTCCAATAAGCAGCGACATTTTGTTCAGAGCTTAGAGTCTGAAACGACTTTTCTCATCATTGCGAACAACTCGTTGAAGTTAGACTCTCCAAACCCATCTTCCATCATCATTGTGAGCATCGTGGTTTTTCCGAGTTCGGGTTCGAAGTTTTCCAGAGCATAGTTTAGCTTCTGGGTTCCTTGTGGGCTTATGGACGGCACATAGAGTTGCATAAGGCGGTAATTTTCCGCTACCGTCTCACGCCCCTCTACTATTGACTGATATGCCTTTACTTTACTTTCAGTGTTCTCGCAATAATCGATTACTTCTGAAATCTCGTAAG